TTTTTAGCCTGAGATTTGGTTATTTCCTTGCGTACATACCCGATAACCGGAATATGAAAATAAAAATGTTCCGGACAGCATACAACATTACGCCAGTTTTGTACATCATTTTTACGGCATACCGTAAAGGTATTACGGCATACAAGACACTGTTTTTCCGGCATAATCAGTCACCTGCCGATTTGAATACTTTCCAGTTCCAGAAAGCGTTATTTCCCCTGCATTTGTCTGCAAGCGACGCAAATTCAAACGGGTGCTCTGTACCGTCTCCGCCCATTGCATGAGAAAAGTTTCCGCTCCAGTCAGCACGGTAAACCTCAATCTGAATCTGATATGTTTCATCACATTCATTCTTTCCGAGACAGTTTATGAAAGTATGCGTTGTTTTTCCATATGAATCGGGCTTGTTTGAAATTGATGCGCCGTTTGCGGTATAATCGTAAACAACATCAATAACGGCACTTTCACCGGCAGATAATGTTATTGACGTTGGAAGCGTAATCGATTTTGATGACGGAGTATAGGCAAATTTGTCTTCTGAAGCTGTTGTAGCCTGGGAATATGATGTAGTAGTACCGTTTTTGGTTACAAGAAGCGAAATAATTTCACTGCCTGCCGTGCCGTTTGCAGTTTCAGAAGTAGTTACTGAGGAATCTCCGGATTTTATCTTGATTTCCTCGTGTTTGCGTACTGATATTTCACCGTTCTTGACATCAGAGCCGGTCTGGAGTGACATAAGATTGCCGGATATATATCCCGATGCTCCGGACCCTTTGACTTCCTTGTTTTTCTTGAGCCTGAAAATAGTACGTCCGCCTTTACCAGATACGTTTGATGTCTCCTCAGTATTATCAAACGTAAAATTTTTGATTTCATCGAGTACGGAAATAAGGGTTTCTGTATTTCTGTCATAGTTTTCAATAGTCTCGACTGACGTTATAGTCCAGTTTTCGAGCATTGCAATTCCATTGGGCATAATGATTCTTCCTTTCTGCTATAAGATAAAACGGTTAAGAGCGTCACTGCTTACTTTGGAAATGTCAATATTTCCGGCATAATATCCGTTCATAAGACCGTCAACCTCAATATTTTTAAAAATCTGCCTGAAGCTTGCATACAAATCATAGACGGATATTTTACTGACAGATTCAAAATTATACTTGAAATTTCTGTTGTTTACAAGCATAAGAATAATTCTGTCGAGAAATCCGTTATCTTTTTTGTGCAGAGCCATACGCTTATTTTTCTGTCTCTGACGGCTGATAATATATTTTCTGGTTTCAGGTTCGGGAACATTGTAATACTGCATATTTTTTTCCATGAAGAAAATCCGGCGTATCAGATTTGAAATTCTGAAATAAGTCTCCTGATTCATAATTATTTCAGGATTTATGATGATTTCATCAAAATCGGGTTTTTCAAAGAGAAGTTTCCATTTTAAGAGCTTTCCGGAATGTATCAGGGCAGAAAAAAGCATTTCAAACAAATCATATTCCGAAATCTGTGTATAATCTATACCGCAGTCGTCAAGCTCAGCCATCATATCGCAGGGAGTATTCACAAATACGGAAATCAGCTTCATGTATTCAGATTCAGTTTCCGGCTTTTCCAGCTCCCCGACAAGAGGTATATGAACAGTAATTTTATCTGAAATACGGTAATTTTTCCTGCCTAAGAGATTAAATTCCATATCGGATTCTATCACTCCAGTCGATTACTCTGAAAGCCGTGCATCGTCCTGTATGAACATCGCTTCCAGTATTAAGAATGCGGTTATAGATACATCTGTTTTTAGAGATTCCAAGTTCACAATCATTTTGAAAAATCTTTTTAATTTCTTTGACCATGACATCATTTTTCATCTTTGATTTGTAAACGGCGTTATTTTTATGCGATATCGTCCAGAAATATACAATCAGTTCAATATAGGTTTTTTCTCCTCTGATTATTTCCTCGTCGATATCATAAAAAATATAGCTGTCGGTATCTTCATCGGTTACAGGAAGATACTGCTGAGGAATGATATTTTTCCAGAGAAGCGGACGTGAATTTTCAGGAATAAGAGTTCCTCTACTAAGCAAATCGACTATTACTGGAGATGAAAGAAGTTTGTCAGCTATAGCCGTTCTGTAATCCTCAATAAGATTATCATTTTTACCCAATTAAACTCCCCATTTCTCCGGAGTTTTGCAGTCGCAGAGCATTAAATCAATATCGTCTGTATCCGGATTGTACTGACTTTCTTCAAAAGTTATGCCGATAATGCGGTTTTCACCGTATGAATAAGAAACGCTGTCAATATGCGTTATTCTGTAGGGATACGGAGTTTTTCTGTCGCAGTCAATAAACATACGCTGACCCCGTTCAAGAGCCAGGGTATTCTCATCGGCAGATGTGAAAGCCGTTAAACGACCGTCGCCGAGATTGATAATTTTTCCGTTTTTTTCTCCCAAATTGTATTGACCTGCACTCCGGATTACAAACGGCTGATGTATATTTCCCCATTTTGCAATATAATTGCACTGATACAGAATTACTTTTTCATAAATCAGATTATTGGACGGTTTATTCATAATAAGCCACGGCGAGCCGTCATATTTTACATATTTGTAGTCCCTGACTGTTCCAATATGTGTTAAAAGCTGTCTCTGAAAACTCTGAGTCTGGCTGTCCGGAGTTTCAGACTGAACAATTCCCCTGCACTTAAATTCAGTCTCAAAATTTACGCCGTCAAAAGTATTTTTGCAGAGAGTAATATTTTTTCCTAATGGAGTTTCATTCAGAATTTCGTCAAAACCGTTTTCTGAATAATCGGAAAATTCATCATTTTCAAAGCCGCTGCCGAATACGGGAGACTTCATAAGATACCATTCAATCATAACATTTACCTAATTATTGTAACAATGACGTTTCTGCTTGTGAAGAAGCTCCTGAACACGGTTTATTTCAAGCTGTAAATCAGAATAAGTAATCCTTTTTGATTCATCAGAGCCTGTCATCTGAATATCCTTTCCGTGAAATCCGCTGAGTTTTTCAATTCTGCTGAGTTCTCTCGTCAGATAGTTTACATACATCAGCATACCGAGAGTATATACAACACTTCTTTCAGTTTCGGACTGAAATTCTTCTGATATTTCGTCATAATTCAGTTTTTTCACATCAAGTTCGTATTCAGCCAGGGCATTCATGAAAAACTGATTTTCAAGCCCCTCCGGAATAATATGTTTTGACATAGGGTGCGAGTGAAAACTCTGGATAACATCATTTTTAGTTACATTTTTCATATCTGCATACCCGTATATTTTTTAATAAATTCGGCTTTGTTAAGTTCATTAAGTCCGAATTTTCTGACGCTTTCCGCAAGCACTGATTTTTCGGCATAGGTTACAAAAGTATTCTTAACAGCTTTTTCAAATGCGGATAAGGTTTTAAGAGCAAAAATTTCCTTGATTCGTTCATCGCTTATGACATTCTGGGAATCTTTTTCATCCCGTTCAAAATCAAGTTCCTTTCTTGTATCTTTGTCCATTATGTAAATACGGGCATGAGAACCTTTTCCATCGGTTCCGGCAAATATCACATTACCGGACTGCACCTGTGCAAAAACTTCCCCTGCTGTAAGATTCATAACCGCATTTGCCGGAATTGAAATATCACCGATTCCGTCAATTCTTCTGAAGCTCAAAGACCAGTTACAGAGGTTTTTCACCTGAATTTTTTTGCTTAAATCCATAATACACCTCAGATTTCAAAATTTGTATCGGAAATCATTCCGATTTCAAACTCATGACCCTTTGCAACATCGCAGGCGATTTCAAGGTCGAAACGAGTAAGAATTTTTCCGGTAGTTACATCGTTTCCGGTCATTGATGTAAGTCCGCCTCTCGACCATGTTTTTACTGGACTTGCAACGCCGGACGGAATTATAAAAAGAAGCCCTTCAGGAAGAAATGTTCTGAAATTTGCTCCGTCTGCCGTTTTTGATGTGAGGTCGTAGGCGTTAGGGATTTCCATTACAGCAGAACCGCCGTATGTTCTGATAAATGTATTCTTTCTGATTTCCTCCATAGCCGTATCGGAGATATTTCTGACAGTTCCGTTATCGTAGGGTACGATATTGTTAATCTGCGAAACTACTGAATAATCGCCGAAAATATTAGGTTTTCCGAATCTTCTGACTTTTGTAAGCATATCATCAAGAGCAGTTTTTGTAATTCCTGATGCTTCTGAAAAATATTTGATTCCTGACACATTTTTCACTGCATTGTAAATATTTGTTATGATATAGTGTACAGCACGGTTTCGGATATCGATTCTTACCTGATTCATGCCCTCATTTTCACGTGTCATGTCGCCAAGCTGGAGCTTCCTGTAATCGACTGCATATCCGCCGGCAACTGTAACCGTACTTACATTATACTTTGAAGATGATACAAAAGGGAAAACTACATCGCCGCCCGATGCCTGAATACGTGATTTTTCTCCCTCATGACTGTAAACTTCTCTTTCAATGGTATCGCCGTATGCGATATTTTCATAAGAACCGAAAAGGCTTATCAGACGGATTTCCTCCATAAGTTTCGGTTCGATTGCATATCGTCTGATTGTATTAAGTTCGGATACTGCATAGGGATTGCCGCATTCGGATTCCTTTGCAAGCTTTTTTATAAAATTCACGGCTTTATCGGTATTTTTTCCGTATTTTGAAGTATCCTTTCCCTCGGCGAGTGCTGAAAAAATTTCAACTATAGGTGATTCAGGCTTTATTCTGTTTCCGGAAAAATAATCATCTTTATGAATGGAATTAAGTTCAATTGTATAATTATTCATTTTTTTAACCTCCTATTTTCTGCCGATTCTTACAGTTATACCGTTTGCAGACGTTCCGAATCTGCCTGTAACAGTAAAATTTATATCTCCTGCCGAAGCAGTTCCGGTTTTGAATTTAAACGTTGTAGCATCAAAAACAAGTTCTTTTCCGGCTGTAAGTGAAGCATAGGTTTCAGATGAGCCATACTTGATATTTGATTCCGTAATATCAAGCTCCTGACTCTCCCAGACGCTTAAATCAAAAAGATTTACGTATTCGTCCTTTTTAATTGTGAAGCTGTCAGAATACTGTTCATCGCCCGTCTGATTATTCATAACGATATACAGATTTTTACCGCTTGCCGGAGCTGTTGTAACTCCGTCTCCAAGACCGACAACTGAACCGTTAAGCATATCAGAATGTGCCTTTATATTCGGGAAAGATTTCGCATTGTGTTCAAGCATTCCGATTGTATGTACTTTTACCATTTTGAAGCCTCCTTGTTAAAATAATGATTCTTCACCATTATCGGGCGAATCATTTCCGGAAATTTCGCCGAAAATATCAGATTCATGATAATTTTTCCTGTTTCTGCCTATTCCTGCATAGATTTTTTCGATAACTGAATTGATTTCCACAGTTGAATTTTCAGCCTTGTATGCCTTGATTTCTGATTCTGCGTAATTTTTCTCATCATCGGAAAATCCGGATATTGCGGCGTTAAGTTCAGCAATTCTTTTTTCGGTTTTAAGCTTTGCAATTTCCTTTTCAAGGATTTCACGCTCTGCCCAGTATGCCTCATTTTCCTTTTTAAGGTCGTCAAGAGCCTTCTGTAACTTGGATATTTCATCATTTTTTCCGCCAAGAAGCGAATTTAATTCTGATATTTTATTTTCATATTCGGCATTTTTCGCATTTGTTTCAAGTACAGCAGACTTTACGGAATCTGCTATAATTTTTATATCATCTTTATCCATGGATTTTTCCCCGCTTTCATTAAGTTCAATTATTTTTGCAGTTTTATCCGCCGGCTTTACTGACAGAAGAGAGTAACCGCTGTGAAAATACCTTATAGGAATTCTTCCTTTTTCCTTTTTGCCGTTAAGATATTCAGGTCTGAAAATTTCAATACTTCCCTTGGGGTAAATACCGTTCTGAATATCATTTTCAAGCCTTGAAACGAAATTCGGATAACGCATTTCATCAATAAAGCCTTCGCCGTATACCGCACGTCTGCCGTCATCGTAATCGCCGATATATCCCTTTGTAAAGTGACCGATTACCGTTGCATTTTCAAAAACAGGCAAGCCGTCATCATTGAATCCCGTATCGCCATGACCGAGTATTTCAGTTTTTTCATCGTTGAGAAATTCGACAGTAAGGCTCATATCCTTTATGCTGGAAAGGTTTTTTTCAGCGTATTCCTCAATAAAAGTTATACCGTTTTCGTTCCAGTAACCGTCAGTTCCGACTTTATTCACAACGCATCCGGAAGGCTGTAACTCATAGAGAATGGCGGTAAAGAACCGTCTGCCGTTCTTATCCTGAGTGCTTGAAAGTTCAATTGATTTTATAATTATCACCCTGCTTTCGGAATATTATTACTGTTATTTGATTTACTTTTAACGGTATTTTCATTTGTAGGGCTGTCATTTTCAGGACGACCGGATTCATCATCAGCCGACTGCGTATAGCTTGTACGGTGAACCGGATACTTATTTTCAATATCCGCCTCAAGTTCGGAGTCAAGCATTGCATAAAAGACTTCCTCGGAAAGCCCCACGCATGAGGCATAAAAGCTTAGTGAACCTCGTCCGGAGAGATATAAATCCTTGGCATATCCAATCATTTCCTTGCGGTTAAGATGAGTTACCGGCAAATAATTTACTTTTGTATCAACAGTCTGCTTTCCGAGAATATTGAAGCTGATAACCTTATTAAGCTCGTTTGAAATTTCATCAATCCATTGAAATATCTTTGATGTGACAAGCTCAAGATTTGTCTTCTGTGCGGAAAATGATGTATCTCCTGACGCACTCAGAAGCGATGAAGCAAATCCCATATCAGTACCGATTCTTTCAGTTAAACCGGATTCATTTTTATCATCGAAAATACTTGTATCAACTTTGATACTTTCAATTTTTGTTCCTGCCGCAACTGAAAAGAATGTTATTCCTCCACGGTTATTTTTTGTAACAACAGCATTTTTTACATCGCTGTGCTGCTGTTTCTGCTGTTCGCTTGAAAGTGACGATGTACCGGGCTTCTGACCCTCCGGAAACGTCTGATAAAATATCTGATTATTCACATTTCCGAGAACGTTGCGTTTTGTATCCGTGAAGTATTCAGAATACAGGATATCAGCAATTGCAGGAAGTACAAGAGGTCGTCCCCATTGTTCGATTCTGTTCGATGAAATTTTATGTACTATCGTTTTTTTGAAGTCGAGTACAAGCCAGGGACTATTTTTTCCGGAAATATATTCTGAATATCCTTTGCGGATTTCCTCCGGGTATTTTCTGAGTTTGCTTTCAGCGGATTCGCTTCCCGAAGAAAAGTATTCCAGATTAAATGCAATAACATAATAATTATTTCTGATTCCGATAATCTTACAGTAATCGGTCGGAAGCGTTACAACTGACGCCCTGATTTCTGATTTCTCTGAATTGATTTCTGTAATCGAATCCGTATCAGAATACGAAAGAAATTTCTTTTTATCTGTAATTCTGCTCCCCGTATCAAAATAATAGAATGCCGTACCATCAATCATGCCGTTCAGAAGTGCGTCACGGATAAACTCCTTATGCTTTATCAGTCCGAGAACATACTGAACAAGCTTTTTATCCGATTTTTCAGTGCCGGTAATTACAAAATCAAGTGCCGGAATTGCAGTCATGTAGTCAATAGTATTTCTGACAATGCCGTTTCCTGAATAAATCCTTCTTGAAAGATGCCTGAGAATCTGATTGTTTTCCATAGGAGCCTTTATCATATCTGAAAGCTGTTCAGATGAATACCCGTCAAAAGCACTGAGCCATGAACCGGAAGTCATATCATAGGGGGCATATACAAAGCTGTTGCATTCATAGGAAACGGATTTATTTTTTCTGCTCACGAAATCACCTCAATTCACAAATACTTTCACTTCATAATCAATATTGTCAGAAAGCAAATCCTTTTCAAGAAGCGACGAAAAATATACCCCATATGAAACACTTGTATAACGGTCTTTATGTTTTCCGGACGCTTTACTGATAACAATTATTCCGGTCTGTTCCTTGCGTTCGTAAACAAGCTCGATACATTCACGGATAAGCTCCTGAGTTTCAAGATACGGTTTTTCGTAGAAAATCTGGGTATCCAAATCGACTGCCGATGTGTATTCCGGAATTTTTTTCAAAGATGTTTCAGAAGCTTCACTGAATGGTATCAGGAAATCAATCATTCCGGAGGTCAATGCAATACGCATTTCAATAGCAATATCGCTGTTGAGCTTTTCGGAGGCATTCACAGCAAAAAGCACCGGCAATGCTCCGACAGTTCTGATTCTTCCGGCAATGTTTACATCGTTTATGCAGACCCACGGCTTGTATTCCTTGTCACGTTCCTCATCGTACATGATTTTTGCCAGCAAATCATATACGGAAAGACCGCCGTTTCTGGTATCGAGAACACAATAATCGGATTCAAAATCTTCAAAGAGCTGTTTTATTCGTACTGCCTGCTTAACGGTATCGCCGCCATGAACGGAATCAATATAGCTTACAATTTTTCTATATCCCTGACCAATTTTTTTAGTCATTCCGGAATCGCCCTGCAATGTATATGCGGAACTTTCCGGAACAAGCCTCATGCAGGTAAAAATTGAATTATCATTTCCTTTACCCTCGGCAAAAGCCATATCACATGAAATAATACGTATTTCTCCAGTCTGTTTAGGTATGGAATAGGGATTTTTTCTTCTTGAAAGCACATCGACAGGCAGTCTAGGATAGAATGGCTTTTTATTCCGCTGATTATCCGTAAACATTTTGTATGTGAAATATGCGGAAGTATTCTCCTTAATCATCTCATTGCAGTATTCAATCCGGAATGTAACAGGGTCGAATTTTCTTTTATCTTTAAGAATCTGATTATATGTTTTGATTTTATGTTTAAGAGTAATACTGTAGTCCAGCCCCAGAACACAGACGGATTTTCCGTTTTTAAAATCATTTACAGTATCTCTTATGAATTTGCCTATCCAGTGGGACTCATACCATGCAGATGATATGTAAATATCAGTAGGTTCTTCTGACAGACCTGAATATTCCTCATATTGCAGATAGGGAACAGGTCTTATAATCTGAAACGGTGAAATTATTGAATCTATGATAAATTTTTCAATCATGCGAAATTCTTCATATATAACGCAGGTACTTCTGTTGCCTCTTGCATTTTCGGAAGCCGGTACAACTTTTATAGTGCTGCCGTTTCTGAAATAAACAACGGTATCATTCTGATTATCCCTGATATTTTCGATTTCACGGCACAGCACCGGAGATTTATTCATAAGTTCATTTTTGATTTTCTCGGTAACTATAAGCTTCGACTGACCTTTTGTCGCAGAACAGATTACAATTTTACTGTTCGGATAAAGCGACGCTTTACAGCAGGCAAAAATTCCGACAACATACGATTTTGCAGTAGCTCTTGAACCTATAATCAGATTAAGAGAATTTGCATTCATCTCGTATAATTCAAAGTGCTGATACGGATACAGTTCAAAACCAAAGTAATATTCTGCATACATATCGATATTCCGTCGAAAATACGTATTCCATTCATAGAATTTCAGAAGATTGTTTTTGCTGGAAAGCCAGTGACCTGAATTTACATTCCTGTATACTGAAATCTGACGTTCATCAAGGCTGGTCATTATCATCGTCCTTTATCGAAAATTCCTCATCTTTGTCGGAAGTACCGTTCATGAGATTCTGGGTAGAACGGAGAATAAATCTTCTGAAATAGTCGTCCATTCCGTTAGCGTCGCGGAAAATCTCCTTATCCTTGAAAAACTCAGCAGGAGCATAATTCTCAACGATTTTAATCCAGTTCCCCCAGCATTCATCAGGATTTCCGGACAGATTTTTTTCTGTATTTCTGGGTTTGAGGTCGGCGGCTGAAAGCGTCTGCTGATATAGCTTTGTCATCTTTTCATAGCGGTCATAATCGCCCTCGTTTCTAGCTCTGTATTTTAAAATATACTGTTCGCACAAGTCGCATATCAGGGATTCCCTAACCTCATCATTTCCGATTTTTTCACTAAGCATACGGTAATGCTCATCAAGCATACTGTATTCGATTTCAGAATATCCGAGACCCCATTTTCTGATATTTTCCTCAAACTTTTCAGAATTCTTCTCGGATTTGATTTTTTCAAGCTCCTCAAAGCTTTTTACAGTATTATTTTTTGTTTCATTCAGGTATGTATCATAAGTTTTACCGGCATTCTGCGTAAGATTGCACTGCTTGATATAGTTCTTGATTCTGCTTCTGTCAGCGTCGATTTTTCTTGCAGAATTCAGCATACTTTCACTCAGATAGATATCATAATGCAGACAGATTCTTTTTATAGCGTCGTCTTGATTTCCGAGAATCAGCGTATACTGTTCAACAAGATTTTCAATGCAGCTACAGCAGGTAGGCAGAAAATGATTGTTTCCGCTGTAAAGTGGCGACTGACTGTAACTGAAATTATTTTTTTGTCTGCTGTATCTTTTCCCACACGTTACACATTTATAAGGTTTTTCGAGCATTTCACTCTGATTCTCATCACACGGAGCTTTTATATCCCGGATTTCTGTCTGAACCTGAACCGTTTCAATTCCGGATTTATTTTTTGAAGGTCTGTTTCCGGGCATTTTAATCACTTTCTTTCAGATTTTTCAGTGAGGTTAGAAAAGGGGTACTATGCCCCCGCTGGCGTTTCCAGAATGCTTTCCGGATGTAAATATACCCCCCTGTAACGATAAAAAAACTTTTAAAAAATTTCAGAAAAGGCTTGACAAACACTAAATTTTGTGGTATAATATATTTATAGAAAGGGGGTATGAATATTAATTTCATAAGGAAGGAGGTGAATATTTTGAAGAAACCAACAAAAAAAGAGTTCCACCGCTGGGTGAAGACAGCAGAAGAACTCACGATTGAATTGATTTCCCTTGCAGGCTGGATTAAAATCCTGATTGATACCATAAAGGGATTTTTCAATTAAAAATATACTTAAACCAAAGGGGCATTGCCCCTGCGGTTAAGAATATTATATCATGGTTTCTTCAAAAGGTCAATATGACAAAAGAAAATTTTAAACTCATTACAGAAGTTTTAAAATTAATTGGTCTGATTGCAGTCCTAGTTGTATTAATCAAGGAAATATTAGAGGAATTTATATGAACATCAAAAAGATAAGAATCGAAAAAGGTCTTACAGTTCAGGAACTGGCGGACATGGCAGGACTTCCGAAACGTACCGTTGAAGAAGTAATGCGGCGCGATACCTGCTCAGTAAAAACAGCTATAAAGCTTGCTGATGCACTCGGTGTAACGCTTGATGAGCTATGCAGAGACCAGAAAACAGAATAATTTTTCAAAGCTCCGGATTCCATGCCGGAGCGTTTTTTATATTTGCTTACAAAAAGAGGACGGAAACGGGATTTGCACCCGTAAATTGAACCCGAAGGCAATGTGTTTCTTATTACACTATTCCGCCGTATACGTTCCCTGACGTTCATCAGGAAACGATTTTGAAAGGAATTAAATTAAACAAACTTACGGAAGACAAACGCACTGCCAAAAGGGTATAAAGCAGTGCGGAAAAGCCCTTATTAATCTTCCGTGCTTTTATGATACCATCATATCACATATCAAAGTGGCAAACAATGGCAAAGGGTGGCAACTTATCAAGAATTTTTTTATGTTTTCTGTTTATGGTACTTACATCGTAGTTCATACTCTCTGCAATCTGCTCCATAGTTTCAAATGCAAGGTAACGCCTTCTTAGAATCGCCTGAGCTTCACTGTCGCTGATTTGATTTATAGTATTGTAGATTTCTATGTAAGTATCAGCAAGCTTCTTAATTTCGCTGTCGATATTCAGGTCGATTTCCGCAAGCTTCATCAGAGCGTTTTCTGTACCGTTCTGAGAGCCGGAAGATTTACCCTTATCATTACACCTGTAATTCATTGTGATACGCTGTGCAAGCTCCTCGAGCCTGTTCCGCTGAGCAATAAGGGCATTTAATTTTTTGTCTGCATAATACGCCCTGTTAAGCCATGCGATTTTTCGTTTCTGTTCTGCTGTCATTTCAAGCCTCCTGAACATCTTTTTCTGATATTATATCATATTATTTACTGACATTCACTGACGTTTGTTTTTTGAGATTTTCCGATTTCATAATTGCAATAAGCCTTGAAATCGATTCTGTTGCTTTTTTAGAATTGAAATTTTTAATTTTTTCTTCCTGTATACAAGCTCGTTTGATGTAAAAAATTG